CATCAATGACGAGTATCCTGGTCAGATCGACTACGATCCTGAATTAGTATCTGTAGTCACAATCGATATCGAGGTTGCAAGCGATGATGGCTTCCCTGATATTAAGCAAGCATCAAAACCTATTACCGCTATCTCACTGCGTAAGAACGGCAAGAGTATCGTCTTCGGCTGTGGTTACTATAAACCTAAGTCAGATGATGTCGTCTATGTCATGTGTAAAGATGAAAAGGATCTGCTTGCTAAATTCATTCTAGGTTGGAATCATCCTGACTGGACTCCCGATGTTGTCACTGGTTGGAACATCGAGTTCTTCGACGTGCCTTATATCGTCAATCGTATTATCGGCCAACTTGGTGAGAAAGAAGCTAAGAAGCTTTCACCATGGAGATACCTAGACGAAAAAGAAATCATCGTACGTGATCAAAAGAATCAGGCGTTTATGCCTGCAGGTATCACCGTGCTTGACTACATGCATCTCTACAAGAAGTTCTCATTTACAAACCAAGAGTCGTATCGTCTCGATCATATTGCTAACATCGTTTTGGGTGAGCGTAAGCTAGATTACTCCGAGTATGATAGCTTGCTAGATCTTTATAAGAAAGACTATGAGAAGTTCATCGACTATAATATCCATGACTGTGTTCTCGTTGATCGTCTTGAAGACAAGCTTGGTTTCATTAAGCAAGTGTTCGCTCTTGCATATGATGCAAAGGTCAACTATAACGATACACTAACTACTGTTAGACCGTGGGATGTTATCATTCATAACTATCTCATGAATAGCAACATCGTTATTCCTCAGATGGCACATCAAGAGATGTTTGATTCGCTTGTTGGTGGTTATGTTAAGGATCCACAGGTTGGCATGCACAAGTGGGTTGTGTCATTCGACCTTAACTCGCTGTATCCACATTTGATTATGCAGTACAATATTAGCCCCGAAACGTTTGTTGGTCGTGCACCAACATGGCCTACGGTTGACGATATCCTAAACAATGATGCAGTCTGTCCTGATGATTATGCATACGCAGCAAACGGTTGTTACTATCGTAAAGACAAGCAAGGTTTCTTGCCTCAACTCATGGAGAAGATGTACAATGATCGTGTTGTCTACAAGGACAAGATGCTTGAAGCCAAGAAAAGATTCGCGCAAACGAAAAGCAAAGATGACGAAAAACTTGTCTCGCGTTATCACAACCTCCAGCTCGCAAAGAAAATCCAACTCAACTCGGCATATGGAGCGTTGGGCAACCAATACTTCAGGTGGTTCAATTTTAATCACGCAGAGGCGATCACGACGTCTGGTCAGTTATCGATCCGTTGGATTGAAAAAAAGATTAATGCATTCTTTAACAAGATGATCAAGACTGAAAATGCAGATTATGTGATTGCATCTGATACAGACTCTGTATACGTCAACATGGGTCCTCTTGTTGATAAGCTTGAAATGACTGATGATCTTGAGATTGTTAAAGCGCTTGATGCTTTCTGTGAACAAAAGATCCAGCCTTATATCGATAAGTCATATCAAGAACTTGCAGATAAGATGAGTTCCTATCAGCAGAAGATGCAGATGAAGCGAGAGAACATCGCTAACAAAGGTATCTGGAAAGCTAAGAAGATGTACATCCTCAACGTGTGGAACAGTGAAGGTGTGCAGTACGATAAGCCACAACTTAAGATGATGGGTATCGAAGCTGTGCGTTCGTCTACGCCTGCATCATGCCGTGAAAACATTAAGAAGACTCTTGAGTTGATCATGAACACAGATCAAAAAACTGTACTCAACTTCATCGAAGAGTTTCGTGATAAGTTCTTCAACATGGAGTTCGAAGAGGTGGCGTTCCCACGAAGTGTGAAGCTTATTTACTTCCGTAAGAATGACGGTGGTGCAACATTCCCACTTCACTATAAGCTTGATCAAAAGTCCCTGCCTATTCAGGTCAGAGCTTCTCTTCTTTATAATAAGGTTATTAAAGATGCTGCCCTCGATAAGAAGTATCAATTGATCGCAAATGGTGATAAGATTAAGTTTGCGTATCTTGTAACCCCAAATCCTATCACACGACAGGAAGACGTTATTGCTACAAACTCTATGATGCCTAAGCAACTTGAGATTAATAAATATATCGATTACGAGAAGCAGTTTGATCGAGCTTTCCTAGATCCAATCAAGTCAATTCTTGATGTATTGCACTGGAAAGTAAACACTAAGAAAGTATCTACACTAGAGGATTGGTTCGCATGAAATTAAGTGATGACGATTTTGGTTTTAGTCTTGTATCTGAGTCTGAACTAAAGGCTCATGAAGAGCAACTAAAGAAAGTAGTAGAACAACAGGCAAAAGCAGTCGAACAAAAGACTGTTGAAGCGCAGGATAAATTACATGGTCTTAGGGATATGATTATGCCTTTGCTTAATAACCTTGCAAAGGATCCAACAAAAGAGTACGTCTTGTGGCCTGACCGTGCCGCAAAGATACAAGCATTTATTAAAAAAGTAAATAGTTACGTAGACGGATGATAAACTATCTGGCACTCGCTGTAGCCTTAGCTCTCTCGGGTGTCTCTGGTTACTACTCAATAATAGGTCTAACTACCATATTTTCTACAGCTTTTTGGCCTGTTGTCTTTATGGGATCAGTGTTAGAAGTAGGTAAACTTGTTACAGCTTCTTGGTTATATAGAAACTGGAAACATACGCCTTTATTAATTAAATCTTATCTAGTTATTGCTGTGTTTGTGCTGATGTTTATAACAAGCATGGGTATATTTGGTTTCCTATCAAAGGCACACATTGATCAGACAGTTAACTTAAACACAGGTGCTGCAGAACAAATACAAATATTAAATTCAAAAATTACATTCGAAAAGCAAAACATAGAAGATATCGATAAGCAAATATCACAAATCGATGCAGCTATTACAAAAATGACAGATCGTGGGCAAGCAGCATCATCACTTCAAGCTGCTGACAAGCAGCGAAAGACAAGAGATGCTCTTGTCAAAAGGAAAGACGATCATGTCAAAAATATTTCCATTTTCACCGAACAGAGAATCAAACTTGAATCAGAATTTAAAAAACTTGAAGCAGAAGTCGGACCAATCAGATACATTGCTGAACTCATATATGAAGTACAATCTATTGATAATCTTGAAAGAAGTGTCAGAATGGTCATTCTTCTTCTTGTCTTTGTTTTTGATCCTCTCGCTATTGTATTATTAATTGCAGCAAATATTGGAATAACTACACAAAAAAGGTTTACAAAAGAGCAGAATATTGGTATATTAGAGATTGACAACAAGGTTCTTGAATCATAGGAGTTATTATGTCCCTTAAAGAAAAGCTTATTAAGAATTCTACTATCGACCTTACTGCTACTCTACTTGACAGCAAAGTGTTTACAAAGAAGGATCAGATTTCAACGCCTGTTCCTATGATCAACGTTGCACTATCTGGTTCAGTTGATGGTGGTATCACACCAGGTTTGACTATGCTTGCCGGTCCTTCTAAACACTTTAAGACTGGTTTTGCTTTGCTTATGGCTTCATCCTTTTTGAAAAAGTATAAAGATGGCATTATTCTTTTTTACGATTCTGAGTTTGGTACTCCTCAGTCTTACTTCAATACATTTAATATTCCTTTTGATAGTGTTGTGCATACTCCTATTACTGATATTGAGGAACTAAAGTTCGATATCATGGCACAGATGAAAGAACTTGATCGTAATGATCATGTTATGATCGTCATTGACTCGATCGGTAATCTTGCTTCTAAGAAAGAAGTTGATGATGCTCTCGATGGTAAGTCAGTTGCAGATATGTCACGTGCTAAGCAGCTTAAGTCTCTCTTCCGTATGATCACTCCGCATCTTTCGCTTAAAGATATTCCTATGATTGTAATTAATCATACATATAAAGAGATCGGTCTCTATCCAAAGGATATTGTTGGTGGTGGTACCGGCTCCTACTATGGTTCAGATAACATCTGGATCCTTGGTAGACAGCAAGAGAAAGACGCAGATGGTATTTCAGGATATCATTTCATCATCAACGTGGAGAAATCACGTTATGTCAAAGAAAAGTCTAAGATACCTATTACGGTCAGTTATGATGGAGGTATTAATCGGTGGTCTGGTCTACTGGATGTTGCTATTGACGGTGGTTACATTGTTAAGCCTAAAGCCGGTTGGTACGCAACAGTAGATAAAGAAACTGGTGAAGTTCGTCAACCGAGCATGCGAGCTGCTGACATCGTAGACAATAAGGAATTTTGGACTAAGATGTTCCAAGAAACAGACCTCGCTAAGTATATTGAAACAACATATAAGATGGCAGTAGGTTCTATTATGGAGATCGATAATGATAGTGTTGAGTGAGTTTACAGGTATTGATGTATATAGTGATAGAAAAGCTATCGTTGTAGATACAGATGGAATATTCGGTGTGCAGTATATTATAAACGATACTGTAAAAGAATATCGTGTATTTCCAGATCGTGCGCTAATTTATGCTGAAGATGCAGCAGAGAACTGGACAACTGGCGTAATCAATCCTAAAGATCTTCTAATTAGTTACTGAGGAAACCAAATGGCAATTGAACAACTAATCTTCTGTAATCTTCTAACAAATGAGGATTACGGCAGAAAGGTTATACCCTTCTTACGGGAAGAATACTTTCAAGACTACTCTGATAAGTTGACCTTTAATCTCATCGATGAGTATGTTAAGAAGTATAACACATTTCCTACAAAGGAAGCTTTGATCATTGATCTATCTAATCATGATGGCGTCAATGAAGATGTTTTTAAGAAGACACGAGATAAAATAACAGAGTTAAAGTCTGATGAGAAAAAAGAAGTACAATGGTTGCTTGACCAAACAGAAAAGTTCTGTCAGGATAAAGCCATCTACAATGCTATTATGGCATCAATACATATCATGGATGATAAAAATGGGAAGACCTCTAAAGGGTCAATACCGCAGATCCTATCTGATGCACTCGCAGTGTCATTTGATACACACATTGGACACGATTTCCTTGAAGACTCGGATGCACGTTATGAATTCTATCACAAGAAGGAAACAAGGATACCTTTCGATCTACACTATCTCAATGAGATTACCGGTGGTGGATTACCGAACAAGACACTAAACATTGCACTTGCAGGTACAGGTGTTGGTAAGTCATTGTTCATGTGTCATTGCGCTGCTGCTAATCTGACTAAAGGTTATAATGTTCTTTACATCACTATGGAAATGGCTGAAGAACGTATTGCTGAACGTATTGATGCCAACCTTCTTGATGTTCCTCTTGATCAGTTAGAAGTTATCCCACTTCAATCTTATAAGAGCAAGATCCAGAAGCTTATGTCAAAAACTACAGGCAAGTTAATTGTTAAGGAATATCCAACTGCTTGTGCTGGCTCTGCAAACTTTCGTCATTTGTTGAATGAGTTAAAGATTAAAAAGAACTTTAAGCCAGACATTATCTATATTGATTATCTAAACATTTGTATGTCTTCGAGGATGAAGTATGGAGCCAACGTCAATTCTTATACCTATATCAAAGCAATCGCAGAAGAGTTACGAGGACTTGCCGTGGAGTTCAATGTACCTATCGTCAGTGCGACTCAAACAACTCGAGGTGGATATTCGAGCAGCGACTTGGGATTGGAAGATACATCAGAATCCTTTGGACTCCCGGCCACAGCTGATTTTATGTTTGGACTCCAAACATCAGAAGACATGGAAGCACGTAACCAAATTCTGGTTAAGCAACTCAAGAATCGCTATAATGATCCAGGGACTAATCGTAGGTTTTTCCTTGGCATTGATCGCAGTAAAATGCGGCTTTATGACGTAGAACAGGATGCACAAAATGACCTATTGGATGGTCCTAATACAAATAAGTCCGTTTTTGATAGCAGTAAGTTTGGCAGTGAAGACCATGATAGAAATCTGCCGCCTTCAAAATTCAACAAAGCAGCGTTCGCGGGGTTTAAATGATGAACTATAAAACAGTAGAAGCTCTCAAGTGGCCAGAAACAAGTGAGTTGAATTGTCCGATTTATAATGTGATCGAAACAACCACCAATCAAATCATTAAAACTTTTGAAACACAAAAAAGTGCTAAAGAATATATGCGTCATCTAAACTTAGGTGGTGCATTTGATGGATGGACACCATCTTTTATGCTAAAAAAATTTAGTATTCCTAAAGAAAAAGTTGTCCAGCCGGTATAAATAATAACAGTTCCGCTTTTAATTAAGCGGAAAGCAAACACGTTTGTGTCTGCAGCACAAGTGGCAAGCTGATAATCTCAGGATTGGAATTGACGGGAATAAATGGTGGGGTTCCACCCGTCCGTGTTTACGCATAAGGGCGAGTCGAAAGGCTCGCCTTTTTCACTTTATAAATATCTATAAAACATAAGGTGGAAACATGCCAAGTCATAACGTAGAAGTACTAAAAAGTCTTATAGAAAAACAGTTTAAGAATGATGCTATAGTCTCATTAAATAAGAATGATATCTACGTTAAGTCAAAGAATAGAGAAGATACAAAGAAAGAAGTTGAGAAGCTTTTGGGAAGTAGTAAAGTAGATTTTAAAAGCATCTTTAAAAAAAGTAAGTCAGGATCGTTAGATGTTTTAACTATTCCTGACTTTAAAACTGATATTATCTTTAAACCTATCATAGCTAAAGGTCAAGGCGGTATAGCTTTTGAGTCTGAGATAGAGAAGGATCTTAATAACTATTTTGCTGGTGGTGATACAAAAGATATGAAACACCCAGATGTTATTAATGAATTAATAAAAAAATTAGATATAAGTCAGAGTATGAAGTATAGTGCAACACGCGAAGGTTATAAGAACCAAAAGAGAGAAGTTAGGTTTTCTGGATCTCGCTTAGACGTTAGTAAGTCTGATGGAAAAACATTAACAGATGTTACTATACAAAAGGACGGCAGAGATCTATATTTTCTTTCTCTTAAAATGTCACAAACATATTATGTTTTGAATGCAGCATTAGAAAAGTATTTCTTAGATAAGAACACACAAGTCGATATAAATGAATTCTTTGGGTTCGATGGCTTAAAGATGGTAGGATTTGGTGAAGGCTATGCATGCCAAACTGAACCAACAAATTTTTCAAAAGTCTCTGGAAACTTAGCAGAAGTATTAGAACAAGCTATTGGAACAAATGTTGTCTTCGTTCATAAGAAAAGAGCTGGTGACGTATTAGTTAAACAGATAGGTGGTAATAATCAAGTAACCATCAATGGTTTAAGTGAATCATCTTATTCTTATCCAGAACTTGGTAAAAGAAAAGGTGGATCTATAAAGGTTTCAGCTAATATTAACAGCGCAAAATATAAAGTAGATTTTCAGTTCAGAGGAACTACAGCGACTGACACCGGCGCTAAGTACTTAAGAGTCTTGCTAGAGAGACTATAAATATATAAAATAGGATTCAAAATGGTATTATCTTTCAACACATTTCTAACTGAAGAAACAGAAGACACTGGTTCTGGTAAGAAACTAAAACATCTAACACATCTCGAAGACATGCCAATCCATGGTGGTCATGAGGGTGTTGCTGCAGCCGGCGAGATGTTAGACAATGCACACAA